AGTAGTAATCTCCACAACATAAACAGCCGAAAGGCAAAACCAGAAGACAAAAGGAAGGGAAAAGAGGCAGAGAAGAAGCGCACAAACAAGCACTTTATTCAGACGGTGTACAGATTCAGTCGCTTCCTAGAAAACACTTTGGCAAGGACAACATGCACCTTTTCAAAGTCAAACCCTGCATAGGGCCTGAGCTCATGTGGAAGAAGCATTTTGTCCTCATCAACAACCATGTTCACAGCGGAGCTTACGCCACACTGCCTCACATCTTCTAGTATCGGGCCTAGCAAGTTTTCTAATGTTAGGACATGCCTTAGGCCGCCTGGGAGAATCAACCCCGTGTTGTACATATTACATATGGCAAATATAGCAAGGACCCCGTGCGATGTGTTCAGCGCACTTGCCGGGTTGTCACCCCCCTTGATCCAGGACCTGACGAAATCCCCCAGCGAGTCCATTCCCTCTTCAAGGACTGAGACCCCTCTGGGCTTCAGGACCTCCCTGTCAACCATCCTCATCTCTGTCTCAAGCATGAGTGTCCCCACCGTCATGTCGTCAGAAAAGTCACCAAAATCGCAGTCCTCATCGAAGTCATAATCCTCCATCTGAACCTCCTCTGCTGTTGTAGCAGAGCAGGACTCTGGCATGAGAATCCCGCCAAGGTCTACTACAGTTGAGGTTATAGTTTCGATTATCTCAACAAATGTCTTTGCAAGCCTCCCTGCTCTCTTTTTCCCAATAATGGACGTGTAGTCCTCATATGACAGTGTAGGCTTAGAACCTCGGAGGAGGTAGTGCAAATAGCCCCTGTTGATAAGTTGGTCAAGCCTGATCCCATCAATGAACAGCTCTCTTCTTGCTGTGATCTCAGCAACACTTTCATCAGTGCAGCAGTGGAGGGCACTTGCAACTCGAATCCAGCATTCTTTTCCCTTTTTCACACAGCCCCAGACTGTAAGGCCTTCTTCACCCATCCTGTACGACAGGTCGACAGTTTGGGGCACCTCGACGAGCCTCATTTTCACGCGAATGAAAACCTTGTCCTCAACCACCCAGTCTCCCTTCTTTGCAAAGCCAAAGCTGAAGTGACTCCCGTTTTTTATGAGCCCCCTCTGGTCCTCAGTGGCAGGCTTCACAGGAAGGCACCTCCCGCACGAAGCTAAATGGGTTCTAACCATCTTCATTGCTGTGCTGAGGGTCCCTGTGTCTGTTGTGTCAATGGTTGAGTATATCCGGATCTTCTCTCCTTGGATCACTAAGTTCAGAGATGCATCGCCAAAAGTAAACTCAACATCAAGGTCCCCTTCGTACAGCCTGGTCTGCTGGTTATACTTCTGGATGACTCTGTAAAAATACCCTGAGCTTATCTTCTCCCTTGCTATAGGGTCCAGCAGCGTCGTAATTCCCAATAGCGCATAAGCCATGGTGGCAACTGGTGCATGAAAGTACTTAGGGATTTCCCTCATTCTTGCCACCCCCTGATTGAACCAATGAAACAAAGTTTCTCCCCTAACACTCAAGGAGTTGAGCCAGAGCAGGGTGTCCTCCTTGTCAGCCTTATTTGCGGAAAGGAACCTCCAGATTGTAAGGCCTGCCTTCAGGCCGGCCTCCACATCTTTGGTGGGGGATGTATCTGAGAAGAAGCCCCTTGTCTCTCCCATAACCCCGGTGGAGAACACCTCGACAGCCCCTGTAAGGTTCCCATCCCGGACCCAGCTCATGAGTATTGAAACAGGATCAGGTGCCGTCCCGACCCTGCACAGGACAACCCTAGAAGAGGTTTTCGCTGCGGACACTCTCAGTATGCTCAGGCAGTCCTCGACATCCCCAATATCCATTCTCACCAGCTCAGCCTTGGCCCTGATCATGTCATGGTCTCTTTTCAGAAGGTCAGGGTCCACACATCTGCTCTTCAGCCTTCTCATCTTGTCCTCGGTCTTGTCCATTAAGCCCCAAGCCAGCACAGCCCCCAGTCTATTTAGGGTGACGGATGAGTCAACGCCCGTTTTCAATAGGACCGGAAGCCTGGGCAAGATCCTCTTCAGCCCTGGGGCATTTGAAAATGTCGTATTGTCTAGAAGCTCATGCCAAGCAGAGACTTTCCCATAAAGCTCATCAAGCAGGACTGTGATTGCCTTATCATCTGGGTCGCCATAGCTCTGAAATGTCATGTCATCTCTGATTTTTTCGCCGAGGGCTTTTATCGAGATCCATTCAGAGTCATCAGACAGCCTAACCACATCAGACTTGCATGTTGCCATCAGCCTTACCCGGAGGACAAACTCAGACTGGTTGCAGAGCGCATTCTGGACTTCCGGGCTGAGGTACTTCATGGAAACCCAAGGGAAAAGGCCACTAGGCAGGAGGGGCTCAAATACGAGGGCCTCTGGGTTTTCTTCCCCCCACCTTTTGCAGAAGGGCCCCGACGCACAGAACTGGCTTTTATCCTCTGACTTCTGGTGAAAGATTCTCCATTGAGGAGTGGGAAGCATGCGCTTCTTGTCCATCAGAGATTCGCCGAACTTGGTAGCACCCCTGAACGCCTTGTGCACCTGGAGCGCCCTTTTTGCAGTCATGTCACCATCCCTCTTGAATCTCGTCCAGCAGCCTTTGAGTGTCAAAACGTCAAACAGTGCAAGCCCCCCACAGGATAGTGTGACAATACTGAGGTTGCCTCCACCTCCAAGGGCCACAGGAAGGAGGTCCTGTGGCACCCCAAGTATGCCGCTAAGGTCATTCACCATCCCAGGTTGAAAACCATAGCCTCTTCTTACCCGGGACACAGAGATGCTGAGGACAAGTTGGGCAAGCTGCAACGAGCCTGACATATCCAAGACTTTCTGGGCTGCTGAGGATGCGGATGCAAGATCCTGCGTGAAACCCATGACTTTAAGCTCTGTGATTGATGAGAGCGCAAGTTTTATGTACGGCATGGACGGATTTGCTGCTTCAAAGTCCACCCCAACAAATTCACAGATCGTTCTGGACAAAAATGTTTTCTTTGTAGAAAGCTTAATGCTGGCATGCAGGCAAACCTGCTCTACAATGGCCAGTATGCCCTCCCAGTGGTCCCCTGCCAGAAGGTCCCTGACCTTGGGGGGCTGCTCTTGCCTCCAGCACTCAAAGTCGACCTCAGATCCCGGCTTGGGTTTCAACCAACCTATAACGGTCAGGGAATCATCGGAGTGGTTGAGGCTCTCAAAGAAACACTCAAGGCCTATGATGTTTCTGGAGACTTTGCCGCTGAGGTTGAGGGCTGCACACCCGACCAGTGAAGACAGGTAGTTCAAGTTTCCCTGCAGCCAATTGCCAAATATCCTTCCACTCCTCTGCTCTGGCAGATTGAAGAACTTCCAGAGGCCTGAGACTTTTTCTGACATGCTTGGGTCCAGTGACTTGAGCTTTTGGTAGACACGATCCGACAGGCCAAGCTCACTCTGAGAGATAGACTTTATACAGTGGCATAGAAGGTTCTGGACTTCCGGGCTTAGGCATGTCAGGGATTTCACAAATGGGATGAATTTCATTGCATTGTCACCTGGACTCCACTTTGTCGCATCTCCAGACATGAACATGATCTTCCTGTCCATCTGGATAACCCCTCCTTTCCACGCCACTTCAGAGGACCCAGCCGCCCAGACCAGAGCTTTTGTGATCAGGTCTTGAACGTTCCTTATCTTGTTGTCCCCACCAATTGATATTATCTCTTGGGGAGTGTGGGAAGCAACGGCCTCAGCCACTTCCTCTATGATCTGTAGCTTGGCCCTGGTAGCCTTGTCCGTAACAAAAATCCCTCTGTCCCTCTCAGTCCTCTGATTTTTTCTTACCAGTCTGACTTTTGGGATGCTGGCAAGTGAGCCCAGTGCGATGGAATGGGCAGTTTCAGCAGATTTCCCCGCAGACAGTGACCGGAGTGCCTCCTCTATGGTTTTTTCAGAAGAAAATTCACCAGCAGAGTACTTCGTCATTGACTTGGTAGAATGGTTCCTTGGGTTTAGGTAGTACCAGTCCATGAACTTTGGCCTGCAAAGCTTCGATGTGATTTTGTCTTGAAAAGGCTGGACCTGTTCAGACACCCAAGACCCGCAGAGCTCCATGAAAGATTTCGAGAAGGTCTGCTGACACGGCCTCCTATTTGAGCCTAGCCCGGTCTTCAAAAGGCCCTCATGTTCTTTCTCTAGGGCATCCATCTTTTCTTGCCATTCTACAGTCTCTTCCTGTATTCTGAAGACCTCTGTGTGTCCATGGAGGCCCTTTGGGCAAGAAAAAAACAGGCCATACATCTCCATCTTAAGGCCCGTAAATGCCTGCCAGCTGAAACCAGGCTCCATTACCAATGATGGTGCAGATGTCACGGCACCGAACCTAGATTTTTGGTCACCCTGAACCCTCCCAAGCCTCTTCACATGAACAGGTGTATCTGAAAGGGCGAGGAATATCTCCCTTGACTTCTCTACGAGCCACACCTCCAGAGAGGTTGTTAGGGGCCTGGACCAGCAAGAATGGAGTAGCTCCTTGTAACCGGAGAACTCAGCCATGGTTGAATTAACTGCATATCTCATCCCATCGAGTATGGCAGACACTTTGCTCTTCGGGCTAGAGCTGACCACAAAATGGACGGAGAATGCTCTTCGCATGTCAAAGAAAGAAGGGACGCGGCCTGACGACTCTGATGACTTCTGCGCCAGGGTTGCACAATAAATAAGTCCTTTTTCTAGTGTTGATCCAATGGACTCAACTCGCCTTAGGTCTAGACTTAGAGGCTTGATCAGCAGCCAGCTATGCCCTGACCCTGATCTGGCCACTGCATGTATATTTCCGCTTGGGCCACAGTATATGCTTTCACTGCAAAAAAACAGTGTGTTTATCCTCGAGCATGTATTCTCGGCGCCCTTGCCTGGGAGCTTGATCACAACAAGGAGGCCCCCGCAGAACGAGGTCCCCGAATAGCGCTTTGAGCGCTTATTCCCTGACTGTGCAATAAGCCATTCTGAGAGGTCACGAGAAACGATAGATGCATGGTAGGCCCGTGAGTGCATCACAGGCTCGAGAACCCTTGTTGAAAGGCCCTTGTCTATCATTTCCCCAAGTGAGATATCGCAGAGAGTCTTCCCGCCCATCACCTTGGGCCTAGCCGACTCTGCGACAACGCTGCTAGAAAGGGTTTTTATTAAGCCTTCAACATCTTTTTTATGGCCGTCTAGAGAATCCTGGTCCCAGCTCAAAGATTCGAGAGGCTTTGGTGTCCATGGCTCTTTCTGATCTTTCCCTAGCCACTTCCTGATGTGGTCCATTGACTTGGGCGCAAAGCTTGACTTGAAACAGCCAGGGGGAAGAGATTCAGATCCCGAGAACAGTTCCGTGCCTCTTGCCTTCATGGCATCGAGGGAGTCACTCAAGATGGAAAATACGTCCTCCACTATCCCACCATGTTTGAAGTCCAGCTTCCTAACTTCTTCAGAAGCAGTTATAATGTTTGAATGCTGGCTTGCAACAGTTGCTGGGACTTCTCCTGAGTTCCTAGAAAAGCATGCATAGCAGTAGGCTCTAGACCCTTCAAGATGAGTGTATTGGGATGCATTGTCCCTACACTTCTCAAACGACCTCTGAATGTCTTCCTTGCTGACTGCAGAGAAAGAATCTGACAGGCCAGAGGAGTTCTGCAATATACAGTCAGAAAATTCCTGCAAGGTTTCAGCAGTCGGAGTGTATTCATAATCAGGTGATGAGGCAGGGTTCTCTGGCCTTGAGTTGGCCTGCCCCATCTTTGCCTTGACAAGCACATTAAAGAACTCCAGCTCCTCATTTGAGAGTCTTTCCCTGGTGGCTTCAATCTCGGCATTGATCTGGCGGACATCCTCAACCTCAGCTGCCCAGTCATGGTAGCCCCAGTTGTTATCAAAGACAACATCAGACAGATCTGGGCACAATGAGAGCACGGAAAACTGAAGCTCGATGCCCAACTGGGCTGCAACGGCCTCTAGCCCCAGTTGGTACTTGTACTGTTTTTTCACTCGGGATGCAGCTGGCGATGCACTGACAGACACCTCGCAGACCACCAAGACATCCCTCTTAACAAGGATTGCGTCAGGGGTTTTCCTCCGAAACGTGTCCCAGCTGCCCAGGGAATATCCATCCTTCCAAGATAGGCCTGAGAGGGAAGATATATCTAGGCCTGCACCAGTCAAAGCATCCTCAATGCTAGGTTCATAGTCTCTCCTTAGACCCAGGATGGACCTGACCTTGTTCTCCACCACCCTGGATCTCTGTTCATACAGCCCTCCCTCTCCAAAGCATATGTTGAATGCTGCTGATGCCCTTTCCATGATCTGTTTTTGTCGGCTTTCACCTAGTTTATTTGTGGAGTTTACTACT